GCAGGTAAAAACCCTAAGTCAGCAGGAGAGAAAGCACGTAAGAAGTCTTTTAAGGCTCGCCATGCTAAGAACATTTCTAAAGGAAAGACTAGCGCAGCATACTGGGCTGATAAAGTAAAGTGGTAGTATGAGTGATTTAAAACTTCCTGTAGCACTTGTAGCAGCGATGGCTATACAGCTTGTAGCTGCTGTGTGGTGGGTATCAAAACAGGCTCACACTATTGAGATATTACAGCAAGATGTTGTAGATATGAAGACTTACATGAACTCTATGGATATTGATCTAGAGGCTCTGATACAGTTTGCTACGTTTACTGAGAATAGATGGGCTGAAGAGTACAGCAACGATATGACATACGAGAGAGTGTTTGGCACTAAGGAACCTGTGATTGAAGACTAGCAAGAAGCTACCTAAACGCAAACGTCCAATACAGAAGCTGAAGAAGCAGCGATACCTTCAGAAGAAAACAGCAGAGAAGAACAAGCATTGACTTTAATATCTCACTTCCCGTTACCTAATATGCCTTTCCAGACACACGAGAACATAGTGTTTGAGAAAGCTGATAAAGATAGGTCACACAGGAATAACGTAGAAGAGAAGCCAGAGCCTAACCTAGTCACACCTGACACACCTGTAGAGGACTTGAAGTTAGTCAACCAGATGTACGCCTATAACCCTGACCCTAATAAGCTACGTAAGCCTGACGGTCAGATAGTTAATTTTATTATAGCTTAACTTATATGCCTTACTTAACGAGTAGCATACCGTACTTCAAAGCGTGGGTACGCCGTGAATACACGAAGAACTTAGAAGACTACCAAGGTCATTTCCTACACTGTATGGTTGTAGGAGTAACGACTCTGCCCAACAGGACGTTGAGCTTTCAGGTTATCTTTACGGGTTGTGAGTCAGATCTTTCGGAAGAAGACCACAACGTTCATGGTGGTGCTATGTGGGCTAGGTTGCCCCTTACAGCTTTAGTAGCTGATACACCTTTAGAAGAATGGCCTGATGAGCTACCACCCTATCTGGCCCAGCCGTGGGATTGTATGTCTCACTGGCATTCCGTATATAAGCTAGAACGTGCAAGTCCTGCACCGTGGATAGCTAAGGTTGACGGGGAGTTTTACCCTGCGAAGTATTACTTTACAGTTGACTACACAGACAGTGAAGTAGCAGATGACCCAGCGCAGCATAAGCAGTCACACGTTTTAGAACTGCTAGACGCTGGACCTTATACAGGTAACATGGTTGCATTACCCAATAATAGAGTGAGAGTAACTCACCCTGCGTGGTTTGAGACAGGCGAAGGTGCTCCTGACTTTAAGCCTAACCAGCATACGTACAACTCAAAGGAAGACGTAGGTTATGTATGGGATACGCAACGAGTGTTCAACAATTTATATAACGAGGGATAGACTATGATGAAGAAAAAAGGTTACGCTATGGGCGGTAAGTTAAAGGAACCTACTGCTAACGAAACAGGACTTAAAAAGCTACCAACTAATGTACGTAATAAAATGGGTTACATGAAAGATGGCGGTAAGGTTAAGAAAAAAGGTTACGCTATGGGTGGTATGATGAAGAAGAAAGCATACGCTAAAGGCGGTAAAGTAATGACGTACAACTTAGGTGGTATGGTAAAAGAGCAGCGTGACAACTTAAAGAATAAAAAGTAAATGGTAGTTGCCCGTTCATATGGTACAGTAACTAAATCTCTAAGCATCACTGCTACTTCTGGGGGTTCTAACGGTAACGTTCTTTATACGTGCCCTAGTAACTTTGACGCAGAAGTAGACTTTCTGCATATAACTAATGGTGCTTCTTCAAATGACAATGTTTCTGTACAGTGGTATCACGCAGAAGATACTACGTACCATACTATCATAAACGCTAAACAAGTTGCAGGAAATGATGTATATGATGTTATTCAAGGGGGTAACGTTTTTTATATGCATGGAGGTGACAAAATAGTAGCGTTTAACGGGGGTGGTACTTTAAGTATTACTATGTCAGGAAAAGAATACTATAACCCTGGTAGATAACGGGTATGCAATATTGTATGTAGTATAGCGCTAACATTTGTGGTATAACTATCTCCGCACCTAATAAAAGGAGATAGTGCAATGTTTACTAAACTATTAAAGCGGTTCCAAGAGAATCAACAACGAAGAGCAGACTACTGGATACTCATGAATTTGAGTGACAGAGAGCTGCATGATATGGGGATCAGTCGTGGCGAAGTCAGGCAAAAAGTCTACGGTTAATGCAGCGGGTAATTATACTAAGCCTAGTATGCGGAAGCGCCTCGTTGCTTCCGTTAAAGCTGGTGGGAAAGGTGGAAAGCCCGGACAATGGAGTGCCAGGAAAGCACAGATGGTTGCAAAGCAGTATAAAGCAAAAGGCGGGGGCTATAAGTAATGGCCCTTGCTAAATCTCAAAAGAGTTTAAAGTCTTGGACTAAACAGAAGTGGCGTACTAAGAGTGGTAAGCCTAGTGCTAAAACTGGTGAGCGTTATCTACCTGCTAAGGCTATTAAGTCTCTTAGCGATTCTGAGTACGCCGCTACAACCAGAGCTAAACGAAAAGGCACTAAGGCAGGTAAGCAGCATGTGGCTCAGCCTAAGAAGATTGCAGCTAAAACCAAAGCCTATAGGAAAGTAAAATGAAACGAAACCTTACAGAAAAACAAAGTAAGTTCTTAGAAGTTCTCTTTGAAGAGGCTGGTGGTGACGTTGTACTAGCTAAGAAACTTGCAGGGTATAACCCTGAATCATCTACCGCATCTATTGTAGAGGCTTTGAAAGATGAAATCTTTGATGCAACTAAAACATACATGTCACGGGTTGGACCTAAGGCTGCAGTGGCATATGCGAGTGCTTTGGACGATCCTACCCAGTTAGGTGTTAAGGAGCGTATGGTAGCTGCAGGACAGATCCTAGACCGTGCAGGTATTGTAAAAACTGAGAGGGTGACAGTAGAGTCAAGCGGTGGTTTGTTTATACTTCCCCCTAAGAACACAGATGCTTCTGAGGCTACGTAAAGAGCGCCCACTACAGAGTGAGTACTGGATGTTACCCAAAGTACCTTTTAAGGTAAAGCTTTGGCAACGCATACCACGTACTAGCAACTATATACCTTTCGGCTATGAGGTTGATCCTGAAGATGAGGAATGGCTGAACCCTATACCTAAAGAGTTAGAACTGTTAGAGTTAGCTAAGAAGCACTTAAAGCAGTACTCTTTCAGGCAGGTATCAGCATGGTTGACTACTCAATCAGGTAAAAGTATAACTCACGATGGTCTGAAGAAGAGAGTAGATGTCGAAAGAAAAAGAAAGCGTCTTGCTGCAATTAAGCGCTACTACACCAAGCGGCTCGAAAAAGCGTTACAACAAATCGAAGCGCTCGAAAAAAACTACACAGGCTATTTCGTCTACGAAGAAGACGGAACCGATAGTAGCGACACCCAGCCCAGCGCAGGTCAAACCACCTGAGTATGATGTAGAGGAATCGCAGAACATTGTCTTTAAGCCTAACGCTGGGCCACAGACAGAGTACTTAGCTTCAGGTGAACGTGAGGTACTATATGGTGGAGCAGCGGGTGGGGGTAAGAGTTACGCTACACTAGCTGACCCTTTACGTAATATGAACAGTCCTGACTTTAGTGGGCTTCTTGTACGTCACACGACAGAGGAACTCAGAGAGCTTATACAGAAAAGCCAAGAGTTGTACCCTAAGGCTATACCGGGGATAAAGTGGTCTGAGCGTAAAAGCCAGTGGACTACACCAAGAGGCGGCACACTTTGGATGTCGTACTTGGACAGAGACACAGACGTTATGCGCTATCAAGGACAGGCGTTTAACTATGTAGCGTTTGACGAGTTGACGCAGTGGCAGTCACCCTTTGCGTGGGATTACATGAGATCCCGATTACGTAGTGCAAACAAAGACTTAGGTTTGTATATGCGAGCTACAACTAACCCAGGTGGAGTAGGACATGCTTGGGTTAAAAAAATGTTCATTGACCCATCACCTGTTAATACATCTTTTTGGGCAACGAACATAGAGACTGGTGAGGTATTACGCTTCCCTGCAGGACATAGTAAAGCTGGACAACCCCTGTTCAAAAGAAGGTTTATACCTGCCAGCCTCTTTGATAATCCGTACCTAGCTGATAGTGGTGACTATGAAGCTATGCTTCTGTCACTACCAGAGCATCAAAGAAAGCAACTACTAGAAGGTAATTGGGATGTCAACGAAGGTGCAGCATTTCCTGAATGGAACAGAGCCATACATGTCGTGGACCCTTTTAAAATTCCCTCAGGGTGGACTAAGTTTAGAGCTTGCGACTACGGCTACGGAAGTTTCACAGGCGTTGTCTGGTTTGCTGTATCACCCTCTGAGCAGCTTGTTGTCTACAGAGAGTTATATTGTTCTAAAGTTACAGCTACTGATCTAGCTGACATGATTCTTGAAGCGGAAGCTGAAGATGGTAGTATAAGGTACGGCGTGTTGGATAGCTCCCTGTGGCACAAAAGAGGTGACACTGGCCCTTCCTTGGCTGAGCAGATGAATCAAAAGGGATGTAGGTGGAGGCCTTCAGACCGTTCACGAGGCTCAAGGGTTGCAGGTAAGAACGAGCTTCACCGCCGCTTGCAAGTGGATGAGTACACTGATGAGCCAAGGTTGGTGTTCTTTTCGACTTGCACTCATTCTATAGCTCAACTACCAAGCATACCTTTAGACAAAAGAAACCCAGAAGATGTAGATACTAATGCTGAAGATCACTTATACGATGCTATCAGATACGGTATAATGACAAGACCTAGAAGTTCTCTATGGGATTATAATCCTGTATCACACAATGCAGGTTTTCAAGCTGCAGATTCAACATTTGGATACTAGTTAAATGGCAGAAGAAGATAATGTAAACGAACAAGGCGAACTGTTTGAGACAGATGAAGTGTCTGTTATTCAAGACGGTGATGACTTAGATGCATCTAGTGTAGTGTCTTACGTACAGTCTAGATTTAAACGTGCAGAGGACGCACGATATTCAGACGAGAATAGATGGCTGCGCTCTTATAGAAACTACAGAGGTTTGTATGGAAGCGATGTACAATTTACAGAAACTGAAAAGTCTCGTATTTTTGTTAAAGTTACTAAGACTAAAACGTTGGCAGCTTACGGTCAAATAGTAGATGTACTCTTTGGTAGTTCACGTTTTCCTCTAACAGTA